TTCAATTGCTGCAATAGTTCGCTGTGTCCGTTTAGATGAAAGACTTGATCTGAAAAGTCTTTGTGTTCCAATAGTTGCCATAATGGTTCCTTTTCTATAAGTTCTTTTAGATGTGTCTCGTCTTTAACGTTTTTATATATAGACACATTTAAAAAATCTAGTTTAAAGTAACCTCTATCATCAGCTTCTTTGTGTTCAATTGTAGAAATTTCATTAAAAGGATTGTGCGGAATTTCTGTTACATACACTCCTGTATTGTGTTTCTTACCTGTATCTAGTTTTGCCACACGGTGTTGTATCTTACTTAAGATAAGATCTCTATCAGCAAAATCTATATCAATATCTGGCATTATAGGTTACTTTCTTTTGCAACATCTTTAACTATTTGGACATCATTAGGATTACGTTTAAAGCGCATTGCCCAGTGTTCAGGATTAACAATATGGTATATCATTGTAAGTTGCTCTTCATTAAATTTACTCAACATATCTTTACCACTATTACAATTTAATAATAGCCAAGGTGATATTTTGCCATCCTTAATATGCCATACTGCTCTATTTAAACTAACATGTTGAAAATAATGATTCCACGGAGCAGGTTCATTTTCGTCTGCCCATTCCATCATTGTTTTTACACTGCGTTCTAGTGCAGTAACTACATCTTCTTTCCTAATTAATTCAATGGCGTATTTTTCATACATCTCGTCTCTACACCAATGATCTAATTTAACACCACTTGTTACAACATAGTCAATATACTTATCTGGATATAAAGGCTTTACATTATTTACAAAACTTCCGAACTTTACAAATGCATTATAATAAGGACTGTCACAAAATTGTGCATATGTTTTTTGTGTTTTTGTATGCATAGATGTTTCATAGAATCTTGTAAATGCATAATAGCCTAGTTGTACACGCTTTTCATCTTTTTGTAATGCTCTACGCTTCTTTTCACACATATGCACTGCAAGAGTTTTTTCTCTTGTATATCCTGTACCGCAATATTTGCATACATATGGTTTAGAGTTTGATGTCAATGTTATATTCTTCAGCCAGTTTTTTGAGTTCTTTTTTTGTATATGTTCCAGCAAGTAATTCTACCTCATCCATTTTCATATTAGGATTAATTTCTGCTATAAGTTTTACAGCTTTATTGTTATCGCTTGTTTTCTTTTTAAATCCCTGCCATGGATGATATTCAATTTTACCAGTGTTACCGCTTTGACATAGTAGTTGCCATTGTAACTTTGGATGCTTACTAACTTCCATATAGTTTTTATTGTAGTATTCGTTTGTCTTAAACACAGCCATTGCTGTCTTTTCAAAGTTACCTTTTACACTAGATACATATCTGTTAAGTAACCAAAAACTAACTTGTTTTCGTTCTTCGTCTGACAAGTCGTCCCAAATGTTTTTTGCACCCATATCTATAGCTGCTAAGATATCTTTTATTGGTAATTTTTGCTGTGCCAAACGTCGACGTCCTCCGGTGTGTTGATTTCTACGCCTTTAAAGTATACACTCTTACAGCCAATATTCCAACCTCTTTTTAACCAACGCAGTTGTTCTAGTTTCTCAATATGTTCTTCTTTAGGCACAGGTAGACTATTATATATTTTTAATGCTTCTCTTGTATAACCATATACACCTAAGTGCCAATCACCGTATCCGGTCATTCCTCTACCAAACCAAAGACACTTATCATCAGAGCGCACAAGTTTAACACTACTAGGTCTTTCTTGTTCTTCTTTTGGCATTTCAGTATACACTGTACTAACAGCATATTGCGATAACTGAATTAAGCATTGCCTTATTAATTCTTCTGTTACGTCCGGCATGTCACCTTGTACATTTACAATATGATCATAATCATCAAATGTGCGACTAAGCACAGCACCGGAACAGCGTTCTGTACCATTTTCGTAAGGGGCTTTGTCTATGATACAATTAGGACCGATTGCATTATATATACGTTGGTCGTCTGTTAAAACATATGTGTCGATACCTGTTGCTTTACATTTTTCGTACACACGTTTAATCATAGGTATGTGTTCTAACATAGCTAAAGGCTTACCTGGAAAGCGTGTACTTTCGTATCTAGCGGGTATAAGAATAGCGGATGATGTCACGTACAACCTCCTCGAAGTCTTCTAGTCGAAGCATATTCGGACCGTCTGATGGTGCGTTATCAGGCAGTTCGTGTACTTCGAGGAAGAAATTTGAAATCCCCAAAGCAGACCCGCTACGAGCGAACCCAGGCACAAGATCACGATTGCCGCCACTGCTACTCCCTTGTCCGCCGGGTTTTTGGGCAGAGTGAGTACAATCCAGCACGACAGGAACAGAAAGATTATCAAGCATCCAGTCAACCCCAGCGTAATCAACGACAAGTGTGTTATATCCAAAACTTGTTCCCCTTTCAGTAATCCAAACTTCTTTTGCACCTTCTGTTTTACTTAATATACCTTTGACGTCCCACGGTGCAAGGAACTGCCCCTTTTTAATGTTGACTATCTTACCTGTATTTACCGCACTCTTAATAATGTCAGTTTGTCTGCATAGGAATGCAGGTATTTGAATTACATCTACTGCATTCATCCATTTGTCAACACCTTTAAAACTTTCAATTTCAAAAACACTATGAAAGTCAGTTAGTGTCTTACATCCTAACACTTCTTTTATTTCAACAAAATCGTCTAGTGTTGTTCGCATACCTAATCCGCGAATGCCGTCTACACTTGTGCGATTTGCTTTATCAAAACTTGCTTTAAAGTAGTATTCAATACCATACTTGTCGCATACACGTTTGCACTCTCGTGCAATGATCGAACTTTGACCTAAACTTTCGTGTTGGCAAGGGCCTGCAATAATTCTCATTTGCTATCCTTAATTGTGTAATATATTGTAAGCAAACTTTGTAATTGTTTTTTAATTGTCGGATAAGTTTCTGCAAGTTCCATCATCTCAGACCATTCACTATAACTAAACAAATTACCCTGTGCTTTGCTTACTTCCTCTGGATCACCGCCGATAATCCATCTTGGTATCTCTGGTTTATTTTGATAACGAGCGAACACAACACCGTTGGCCCGCTCGTATATCAATGGTTCATTTGGAATAAGTTGGCCCACTACTCGGCTTTCTTTTTCCGTCCACGCTTCTTAGGCGCTTCTTCTGCTACTGGTTCTGGTGTAGGTTCTAAACCTACATCAATCTTATCTTTAAGATAATTTAGTAGCAATCCATATGCTGGTAGGAATACAATTAATCCTACAACAATTTTTGTCAGCGTATTATTAAATGCTACGTCTGCAACCCATGGTGCAGGATAGAACGCTGTGTAAAAGAATGCGTAAGTATCAATAATATTTGCTGCAATAGTCGATACAGCTGGTGCAATCCACCAAGCATTCATACGCTCACGAATATGTTGGAATACATAAACATCTAGCATTGTACCGACACCGTATGCTACACCTGATGCTAATCCTACTCTGTAAGCATGTTCATCACCTAATGCTAATAATACAAGCACTGATGCAATAATAGCAGGGATAACAGCTCTAGCTACTACAGCTCGACCTGCTTCTTTACCAACCATACGCACTGTAAGGTCAGTTGCTACTACAACAATCGGAAATGTAAACGCTGCTGCTGCTAATGGAAATGATCCAAACAAGGGCAAATCTGCACCTGGAAATAAATCAAATCTAATTGTAACTAGGTAATTACTAACTGCAATTACTAGTGTATGGAGAATAACAAGATTGCGTACTAGCGTCTTGTTTACTCCTTCTAAAGAACCAAACATATGTTATTTTCCTCCTTTGGTTACTTCTGTGCCTGAAGTTCGACGAACAATATCGTCGTGGTTGAATTCAGCCCAGTATAATTCAAAAGCGACACCGTCTTCTAAACCTTCAAACTGGTGAATTTTGCCAGGTTTGACTTGTGTAAAGTCACCTGCTTCAAGAATAGTTTCGTCAACTAGTCCTTGATCATCTTGCCAAACTCGAACAATCATCTTGCCCGATTCAACAAAGAATCCGTTCCATTTAAACTGGTGTTCATGTTCACTACATTTGTAACCAGCTTTGTATTCAATGCGGTGAAACTCTAGTACACCGTTTGCGTGGATCAATTCTGTTTGACCCCAAATTTTTCCAGCTTTCATTATAATAAATTCCCGTACTCTATAATCTCACTTTGTCTGCTTATTTCCTTAATAAAAAATGCACACAAAGGTTTAGGTCCTGCTGTAATAGGGACACTTAATAATTGTCCGTTTTTAGTTTTAGGAAAAAACCATTTTACATCATTATAAAAGTTTGTGATTTTTATACTTGCAAAATCAAATTTATTTCCTGATAGCGGATTAAAACAAAATGCTTGAAACCCTCTATCATTTAAACTTGTTAACGGTAATACTTCTAAATCGTTATCGGCCATCGGATCGCCAACTGCTACACACCAATCTAACGGCATTGTAATTTCATGTCCGCCTATTTCTAGTACCATTGCAGGCGAGCTAAACGATTCTAAAAATATTAAAGGCATAAAGTAAAAGTCAGGATCTTTTGGATCTGAATTATCTAACACACTAAAGCGTATATCATCGTCCAATTCATCTGGCATTTTATTAAGGTCGTAACTTTGATTTTCTAATGTTAATATTCTCATGTGTTCCAATCCACTTTTTCTATTGTGAATGGGTACTGCGCCTCTTTGTAAAACTTTTTACGTTGAGTTAGATGCCGCTTCGCAAACTTACAAGTGCTTGTAAGGTCCCATATTTGCACGAAGTCTTTGTCTTTTGCCTTTCTTACGCCTCTACCAATACTTTGAATTACTCGAACAAAAGACTTGCCAGGCTCAAGGAGCACAAGATTAAAGATACGAGGTATATTAAGACCAACAGCCGCAACCCCATAGGTAGCGATGATAACCTCATTCGTGCCTTCTCGAATCGTGTCATAAGTTTCCTTTCTGTCTTTGTTTTTAACAGCACCGCTTACAAAGGTACTGCCTGGAATAAGTTCAGCCAGTGCTTCGCCGGCACTAATTCTGTCTACTAGTATTAATGTGTTGCCTGAATTTTTTACATTGTTTAATAATTTGCCTAGGTATTCTATTCTATCTTTATTTGTGACTAGATATTTTAATTCTTCTTGATAATTG